CTAATATCACCAGGCGTACAAGTTACGGTAATCGACGAGAGTTTTTATACACCAGCAGAACCTGGTACAACTCCTCTTATCGTTATAGCTACCGCAGAAAGTAAATCTAATGCAGCAGGCACAAGCACCGCTGCTGGCACCACGCAAGCAAATGCTGGCAAGGTATTTAAAATTACCAGCCAAAGAGAATTGGTCGACACATATGGTGTGCCGTTCTTTGAAAAGACAGCTTCTTCAAGCCCCATACACGGCGGCGAAAGAAACGAATACGGACTATTAGCAGCCTATAGCTTTTTAGGCGTTTCAAATTCTGTGTTTATCGTACGTGCAGATGTTGACCTCGATGAACTACAAGGCCAAACTTCCGCACCTGGAGCAGAACCAGTCGACGGACAATGGTGGTTTGATACTAGAGCAACATCATATGGTATTCAAGAATGGAATTCAGCCGCTGCATCAACCACAGGCGGACAAAAGTTTGCACTGAAGATTCCTCTAGTACTCACTGATGATGACAGTGCAAAAATAAATTCAGGCACAAATGCTCCAAGAGATTCTGTGGGCGCTGTTGGCGACTATGCCGTAGTGGCACAGACCATAGGCGACACAGGTGACGCAGGATTTAGCCTTGCCAAAGAAGCAATTAAAATTTACTACAAACGCAATCAAGCTCTGCTAGGTGGCGATCATTGGGTAGAAGTTGGCAGCCAAGATTGGGCAGGAAGTCATCCCACAGTGTCAGGATCCAGCACAGTGACCACAGTCACAGCAAGCAATACTTTTTCTATCAACGGTACAGTATTGACAATGCCAGGTGGTGCTACACTAGCAGCCTTTGTGACCTACTTCAACAGCGGTAGCGGATTAGTCACTGGCGTAAGAGCAGTGGCACTGAACAGCAGATTGTATTTGTACACAGATGGCGCCACTGAAACAGATGGCGACTCTGCTCTAGCAAACGCTATTACTATCACTGGCGGCGGCACAAATTCTGTCATAGCACTTGGACAGTTGGGTATTACTACTGGTACATTTTACGGACCAGCAATACAACAGACACCGCACACCAGTGTACCAGAGTGGAAATCAACAAATGCTAAACCACGTCCAACAGGTTCTGTATGGATTAAAACTACTGAACCCAACTTCGGTGCAAGATACATTGTCAAACAATGGAATTCAGCTACTAAGACTTGGGTAACATATTCTGCTCCTGTCTATTCAAGCACACACGCTGCCTTGTATTATCTAGATCGCAGTGGTGGTGGACAAGGCATTGCAACAGATAATTTGTTTGTTCAAAGCAATAGCGATGAAAACAGCAACTATGACACGTCACCAGAAACTGCGTCATTTAGAATTTTTAAAAGAGCAACCACAGGCAACACCGTGGTGACATCTAATGCTGTGATCGCTGGCACATTTAGTGTAGGTCCAAACACATTCACATTCAAGGCATCCAGCAAAGGTAATTTAACATTGGATACTGCTAGCACAGTGAGCTTTACTGCTCTAGGCACAGTAGGCGATGCAGAACTAATGGCCACAGCAATAAATGCTGTGGGTAGCACCACTGTTGAAGCTTCTGTGACTACAGATAATGCAGTGCAAATTATTCACAAAGAAGGTGGTGACATACGTTTCACCGATGGCACAGGCGCACCAATAAGTGATATATTCACTGCCTATAACATCGACACAGGCACTGGCACACAAAATCTATACACACCAGGCTCCGGCGCTGCAGAAACTTTCATTGCAACAAATTGGATTCCTTTGGCCGCAGATGATTTTGCTGCATCAGCCACTGCGCCGTTGGCCGAAGCCCAAGACGGACAACTGTGGTACACTCCGGTGTTTGATGAAATAGATATGATGGTACACAACGGTGATATCTGGGTTGGATATAAAACAACAACCAGTCCTTACTATGCCGTAAGCGCAGTTGATAAAACTGATCCAGCAGGACCAATTGTAGCGGCCAGCGAGCCAACAGTTCAAAGTGACGGAACACCACTTAAAAATGGTGACTTGTGGATCAGCACAGCCGATCTAGAAAACTTCCCAACTATCTATCGTTATGATGGGTTGGCCTTGGAATTTGTACTGGTTGACAAAACTGATCAGACCACAGAAGACGGTATCTTGTTTGCAGATGCTCGATACGGATCAAGTGGCGCTTCAGGCAACACAGCAGCCACTATCAAAGATCTGTTGTTAAGCAACTTTGTAGATTTTGATTGTCCAGATCCAAGCCTATATCCAAAAGGTATGCTGCTATGGAATCTACGTAGAAGTGGCGGCAATGTCAAAAGATACAGCAATAATTACATTGACACAGCAGTCAATAACGTGCGTTACGAAGCGTTGTATAACGATGCTGGAACAGGTCCTGTTACTGGTGATGGCCAAAGCACCTATGCCACAGATCGTTGGGTCACAGCTTCACCAAACAATGAAGACGGTTCAGGCAGCTTTGGTCGCAAAGCACAGCGCAGTTTGGTTGTGCAAAAACTCAAATCTGCAATTGACACCAGTTCAGAAGCCAGAGATGAAGAACGTAGAAACTTTAATTTGATTGCCTGCCCAGGATATCCAGAAGCCTACAGTAATTTGATCAACTTGAATCTAGATCGTGGAGTCACAGCATTTGTGGTGGCTGACACTCCACTGCGTTTGCAGTCAGATGCAACCAGCCTCACAGCTTGGGGCACCAATGCCAATGGCGCACTAGACAACAACGATACAGGTATTGTTAGCTACGACGAATATTCAGCTGCGTATTATCCCAACGGATTTACCACTGATTTAAGTGGTGCCAACGCAGTGGTTTCGGCATCACACATGATGTTGAGAACCTTTGCTCTCAGCGATCAAGTCAGCTATCCATGGTTTGCACCAGCAGGCACACGACGCGGTGGTATTACCAATGCCACAGCAGTGGGGTACATTGATGCAGACACAGGTGAATTCCAGTCAGTGGCGCTAAATGAAGGTCAACGTGACACACTGTATGATCTCAAAGTAAATCCAATTCCATTCTTTGTAGGAGTCGGACTTGTGGCCTACGGTCAGAAGACTCGCGCAAGAAATGCATCGGCACTAGATCGTATCAATGTTGCACGTCTTGTGGTTTACCTACGCAGTCAGCTAAACAAACTTGCTCGTCCTTATATCTTTGAACCCAATGACAAGATTACTAGAGATGAAATCAAAGGGGCTGTTGAGAGTCTATTGATCGAGTTGGTGGGCTTAAGAGCTCTGTATGATTTTGCCGTGGTCTGTGATGAATCAAATAACACACCAAGTAGAATTGATCGCAATGAGCTGTATGTTGACATAGCGATTGAGCCAGTTAAAGCAATTGAATTTATCTATATTCCATTGCGTATCAAGAATACAGGAGAAATTTAAAAATGGCACTAACTTCCTTAAATAGAATTTCGGTTCCACCCGCAGGAGCCAACAGCGGCACAGCCTTGCTGATGCCAAAACTAAAATATCGCTTTCGGGTGATACTACTAGGATTTGGTGTTGAGGCTAGCACAGAACTAACCAAACAGGTTAGTGATGTAAGTAGACCAACTGTAACATTTGAAGAAATGACTATTGAAATCTACAACTCAAAAGTCAAACTGGCCGGTAAACCAAGTTGGGGCGATGTCACGTTAAATCTACGAGACGATGCCAACGGCCAGGTACAGAAAATTGTTGGTCAACAGGTACAGAAGCAGTTTGACTTCATGGAACAGGCCAGTGCCCGTTCAGGCATTGATTACAAATTCCAAATGAACATTGAAATGTTGGATGGCGGCAATGGTAGTTTTGAACCAAACATCCTTGAAAAATGGGAAACATATGGTTGCTATGTATCAGAAGTCAACTATGGTGAAGCCAACTATGGTTCCAATGAACCAATGACAGTGGCTCTTACTATCAAGTATGACAATGCTGTACAATTCGCAGGTGGCACAGGCACAGGCACAGCACGAGGTATTGGGGCAGTTGTAGGCCGAAGTCTTGGCGAGGCTGTAACAGGCCGAGGCAGCTCGAACTAACACTAACAGCTGATCAAAAACCCGGATTAATCCCCGGGTTTTTTTACGGCTAAATAATTATATGTCAAATGTATTCACAAGATTTCTCGGCGGCTTAGGAGAAGGGTTACTTACTCCCAAAGGCGGCCTTGCGTCTTGGCGCCACGCTAGTAGGTTGTTTGTTGAAAACGGCTACCGACTCATGCCTCGCACCAAGTTCATGTTTTATGTGCGGTTTGAAATTGATAAAACAGTGCTAACATCACCGGTATTTACTAACACCCATGCAGATGAAATTGGTTATCTTATTAAGAGCACCGACCTTCCCAAATACAAATTTGAAACAGTGACCAAAAATCAATACAATAGAAAGCACATAATCTATAAAAATTTCACCTATGAAGGTATTACCATGAAATTTCATGACGACAGTGCAGGAGTGATCAATGCATTGTGGGCATTATACATGGGAACCTATGTACAGGATCGATTCAATCCTGAGGCAGCGTTCAAAAAAACAAATCTTGCCGCTTCCGGAACCACATTTCAAGGCTTTAGATACAATCTTGACAAGCAGGGAAAAACTGTAGACTTCTTTAAGTCTATTACCATATATACCATGAGTCGTCGTAGATTTCTAGGATATACTCTAATCAATCCCAAAATCACAAGCTGGCAACACGGCGATGCCGGATATAGTGCAAATGAATTCAATGAAACCACAATGAATATAGAATACGAGTCTGTGGTGTACAGCTCAGGAAATGTTGCTAAAAATACTCCCAAGGGATTTGCCAATCTATACTACGATAGTGTGCCAAGTCCATTGACTGTGGCAGGCGGCGGAGTAGGAAACTTATTAGGCGAAGGCGGAGTCTTAGACGGACTCGAAAGTGTGTTCGGAGATGTCAGTAGCGGAGCTGCATTTGGCAGTGTAGGCGGATTCCTTGGTACAGCCATTGCCGCAGTGAACACTGCAAAAAATATTGGAAAACTATCCAAGTCAAGCCTGCGAGCAGAAGCCATAGGATTGTTGAGCAGTCCCGCTGCCATTGGAGGTATTATCAATACCGTAGGCGGAACTTTGGGATCAGTGTTTCCAAGAAACAACGGTGGTAACGGTGGCACACAGGCCACGCAACGTTCAATTGCCCCGCCAATTGAAGACCTAGGACAAAATTTCTAATATGGCAACAAGTTTACCAAATCCGCTTCGACAAGATAGTGCTGCCGGAACAAAATTATTTTTTGATCGTTACGGTGAAAGAACTTTGGAATTCGGAGCCAATGAAGTGGGGGCTGCCATTGCTTTTTTTCAAAGTCGTGGATTTGAAAACGAGGCCGCTCTTATCACAGCGCAGGTTTTATTAAATCAGGCCAAACTTGACAACGTGCCAGTGTTCAAGATCATTGACACTCTCAAGAGTTTTAATGGTGTTCAAATCAGTGCGCTGGTAGCAGAGATCTTGAACAACAATAGAAATGCCACAAGTTCGCTGGGTTATCGCACTGACCTAGTAGAAAAACAAAATCAAACTAGAAACATTTTTGCCTAATGCCAAAGTTTGCCCAAGGTCGATTTGAAATGAAAAATGTCGACAAGTATGTGGGCAAAAAAACACCATTGGCTCGCAGTTCGTGGGAATTT